AGGCTATATCTTATAGGTGAATTTCTTTATAAGAAAAAGATTACTGTATCTGTAACCAGTTCAGATACACAACAATATATAACAAAACTCGTTATAGGAAGAGAAGGACTACGCTATAGTGACTTTTCTGAGTACACTAATACATATACAACAACATATGATCAATGCTCCGATAGGTTTTTAAATGCGTTGCCTGTAGATATCCTTGTTGAATCTACAGGCTTCAGTACAGAAGACGTAGGCATTGATATTGATATCAAGGTAGAAGAGTAATGCAAATATTAGATGAGACGTTGTTTGGTTTGGGGTATTATGACCCCGACCTAAATGGGATCAAAGAAGTGACTTCAAATATTAAAGTAATACTAATGCCTTTTGAGACAAAGACTCTCAAGTTCTATGTATACGGAAGTAAGGTAGATAATAATAGTCTTATAAGTGTTGTATCCAGTGTTGATTCCTTGGTTAGTTCTAATAAGGTATCTCTAACTTTGTCAGGAGATAAACCAAGAAACCAGTGGTTGGAAAGTGATGTTCTTTATACAGAGGAAGGGGTAGATATCTACCCCTTATATATTACACTGTGTAATATCTACTACTCTGAGTTAAATACACAATTAAAAATAGACCTTTCATTACATTCTAAACTAGATCCTTCATTTAATAGTATAAGTTATTATGGCGAGTTAGTTGATAGTAATGGCTACAAAGTTCTCTCTAGACCTATCGAAAACAAGTCTGAAAGAACTCTTATTATAGACCCTACACCAGATGGTAGTGATTATAATTATTTGTCGTACTCTTCAGGAGATTCATTGATACTCCTTGATTATGATACAGGCATCCCTTATAAACCAGAAGAAGCGATAACTTTAATGAGTGCTTCTGCAATGGCCATGCCTGATGCTGGATTTTATGTGTGGGACGATGGAGAGATTATTGATTGGGATACGGATGTAAATACAAGTACAAGTACTACAGATACTGTAGCGGATGATGCAGGAACAGCATTAACATCAGATGAAAATACTGGTTATAGTTTTGAAGATAATTTAATAGATAAAGGAGAATAATATGACAGAAGAAGGATTAGCTTTATATCAACAGGCACTCACTGCCTCTGAAGACCTTCGTTTAAAATTAGGAAAAGTTAGAATTAAAATTGATGGAAGTAAAAGTCCTAAAGTTATTAAAGCTATACAACAAATTTTCGGGGATGCATATATAACAGAAAGAGGGGATGCATACCTTACGTATGACATGTACTGCTCGGTAGTTAATCTAATCAGAGTTCTCGGTAAAACTACAGCATCGGAGATGGTACAATGAGTAATTTAAATTTCTCTGCTTTCCTCGATTCTTATCAAGATACGTATGCAGATAAAGACATAGCCGAGGCTTACATGCAGATGTACCAATATGCAGCTGAAGATTTTACTTCTCATCCAGATATGGCAATGTACATTAAAGCTGTTACAGCTTGGATGACTTCTGTGGATTCGAGATTAACCCAACAAATGGCATTAATCTCGTCACATACTCATAGAATACCCCCACATGCACATCCAGGTGGTCATGGAGGGCCGACACCGTTAGTCACTATGAACCCTATTAATGCTGCATCTATTAAGTGGGCAGCTATACCTTATCCTGTTTACATTAATACAACCCTCACCAAGCCTAATATGTTTGGTAACTTTATTATGGTAAGTATTGCATCGGAGGGGAATATATTCCCTAAGATTCGAAGAGCATTACCAATACCTATTACATTAAGGCCACTATTGTCTCCATCACTACAAGATGCTCTGACAGCAGTAATTGGAGGTTAGTCTATGGATTTAAATTACACAGAACAGAATTTTAACTCATCTGAGATACTATACTCTGCTCAAACTATTGCAGATGCTTTTGCTGACTCAATGAAACAAAATAACTGCCTTCTAATATTAACGGTATCTCTTCATCAAGAGTTAAATGATGCTATCAATGACTATATAGATCTTGATACTATTGCTACAGAAGCAGATAATCGTTAAAATATGGAAATATTTGATGATACTATCTTAGATACTGTTCAAGAAGCTATTAAAGAAAGTAAGAGTAAATGTTACTCTTGTAAATTAACCTTACCTGTTATTGAATTTGATATGAACTTGGATGCAGTCTTAGGGAAGCTTAAGGCCACCTTGGAAGTTTATAAAAATGTTTTTCAAATTGGTAAATTGGATTTATGTCAAGCGGCTTATGCTATGACTACATCTTGTCTTCCTGATATTTTAAAATTAATTGTACTGTTAATTACTGCTTATGCTGCTATTATGATGTTAAAAAGTATAGGTAGTATATCTATTCTAGCTTTCATTAAAGGCATTATTAGCGCACTACTAGAGAAAATTTTTTCGTCATTGAAAATGTCAATTTCTATTGGTGGTACTAATACTTCTTGTATTATCGAAGCAATTAGAGAGATTGCCAGTTCTCTCCTACCAACAGAAGAGAGAATTTTAGCTCAATTAGATAGAGATACTAAGATAGCATTAGGTCAAGATGAAGCTACACTTAAAAAGACAGGACAACGTTCTGCATTTTCAAATGATTATATAGGTGTCGTTGACGATGCACTATCAAGAGCTGACGCAGAATTATCTCGTGTTGATTCTTTTATTAAAACCAATGAAAAGAAAATTAACGATACCTTTGAGACAATTATTAAAGTATTTGACGAAGGAATGGAAGAATTAAATGCTTATATCCAAAATCTCTTATCATTTAAATCTACTTTCGAGTGCGAAGCTAAACGTAGTGGTACAGATATTCAAGATGTTATTCAAAAAATTAATAGATTGATTCAAGTTTTAAACTTATTAAGTGCAGTAGCGATGAGCATTGCAAAGAAAGATGCCAGAGAAAAGATTTGTAGTTCTCAGAGCAGAATTAATGATATGTCAGATATCAGTGTAGAAGACGTTCAGATGAAAGATATAGTAGAAGAATATTATGGGAAGGAAGCAGAGATCGTGGAAAACCCTGAAACTGGTATTCAAATTATTATATACGAAAAACCAAAAGAACCTCTTTTACCTAAAATAGATCTACTAAATTGTTCTATAGATGATTTTATTGATTCTCATAGTATTGATAACATTATTAAAATAGCAGAAGATGAAGTTAGGAATGAAATGAAAACACCTAACAAGACCATTAACCGTGAAGAGGATAGTACTAAGATTGGAGAGGGTACTTATGTAGTCAATAAACCAAGCCCTGAACAGTTGACAAATATTCACAACATAGTTAACATTCTTTACGATGATCCAGCGACACGATCTCCTGCTGAAGATATAGTAAAAGATCTTATTGAAGAACCTGTGTCAGAAGACATTGTAAACATGATTGGAACACAAGGTGTTTCAGAATTATTCAAAGAGAATAACAATAATGTAGACAATATTTCACTTAATTGTAGAACTATTGATGACGTTATGGGTATTCTTAATCAAATAAGGAGATAACTATAAGTGAACGTAGTCTTAAATACTAACCTACGCAATACTCATAGTTTCAGTATCGAAGATGCTCAAAAGGCTATTCAATTTAAACAAGTAGCAACCCCTAATTATCGATATATTGTACATCGATTAATGGGGTTCTCTCCTGAAGAGTACACCGATATGGAATACGATCTATCGGAATCTTCTAGAATTATTGATACTGAAGCATATGTTTCAGAGACCTTCCGTAAAAAGAGACAACTAATTGTAAAGAATGGTTTTATCTTTGATAGTGAAGACAAGAAAAACTTAGAGTATATTAAGCAAAGACTTGAGGAGTTTGAGTTTGTTACTCAACAAACCTTTAGAGACTTTCTTGCAGAAATTGTAGAGAATATGGTTAACTATAATAACTGCTTTATTCTTAAATATAGAAAAGAAGAAGCTTCCAGCGGAGAGATTCGATCTATCCCTAGTGGTAAGGAATTTAAACCTATTGCTGGTATGTATGTATTGGCATCCCCTACCATCGATACAGCTAATGATGCTAAGTCTGGTAGAATTATTAAGTACCGTCACAGGATAACTGAAAATTATAGTCGACAATTTAAACCTGCAGATATTTATCATATCTTTGAGAACCGAAGAACAGGTATGACTATAGGTACACCTCCACTAGAAGCTGTAAGAGATGATATCTTAACCTTACGAAGTATTGAACAATATACTGAAGATATGATTCGTAAGAATGCATCTCCTTTTGTTCATGTTAAGGTAGGTAATGATAGTCAACCAGCTAGGTTACTAGGGGACGGTTCTTCTGAGGTTGATATTTATAGTAGTATTATTGATAATATGGAATATACGGGTGGTGTAGCTACACCACATAGAGTAGAGATTGATTACAAAGGTTCTGAGTCTCGTGCTATGAGGTTAGAATCATATCTTGCATATTTTAAGGCAAGAGTCCTTTCAGGACTATCTGTATCGGAAGCTGATTTAGGTGGAACTCAAGCTGGGGATGGAGTATTCGAGTCTCTAAGAGAAGACGTAAGAGCATATCAAGATACAATATCAAACTTTGTATCGAATTATATATTTACAGAGATACTGTTAGAATCTCCTAGGTATAAGAATAGATTCTACATACCAACAGAAGAACGAGTTACTTTAAAGTTCCTAGAAGCGGACGAAGACAGAAGAATTAAACTTGAGTCTCACGCCCTTAATTTATTTGTATCAGGATTGATATCTAAAGAAGCTGCAATCAGAAACACTGTTTATGAAGTAGCAGATTTACAACCTGATCCTCCAGTTGAGGTTACTACATCTGTTAACAAAATTAAT